GTAGTTGGTGTAATTTGTGTTGTCATTTTATCCTTTTAATTAATGTAGAAAAAGGGGGATTTGACTCCCCCTAATTCAAGTAAAAATAAAGAAACTATTACGCTTCTTTAATTCCTACAGCCGATTCTGGTCTTAATACACCATGACCCATAGCATATTTAGCAACCATTAACGTACCTTGTCTTCTGATGTCGTACTCTTTTTCAACAGCTAAGTCCATAAGTTTTACTGTACCTATGGCACTTGGGTGAGAAACTAGAGCAACAAAGTTAGTCAAGTTAACAGCTTGTGGGTTTGAACCACCATTAGTAGCTGAACCTTGAGCAACTCCTGAGTTGATGTTTCCAGTTACAAAGTGAGGAACTGGTACTAATTCAATTCCTGCAATTTTCATAACTTTTCCTGAAGCAACACCACCATTACCACCGCCTGTGAAGTCAACATTGACTGCATTTGTAGCGTTAGCTAATTTGTAGTATTCTTCAAGTCTCATAAAGCATTTTCTGCCTTCTGATGGAACATAATTTGCATCAAGCTCTTTAGCCGCCGCAAAGATAGCATCTATCATTGCATTAGCCGCAGTCGCATCTGTAGCAGATGCAATGCCTGTGTTAGTTATAGAACCACTTGTTCCTGTAGCTGTAGCGTCTCCACCAGTTACGTTTGCACTGGCTAAAGATGCTTGACCGATTGTTTGTAAGATATGTTTATCTTTTTGGAAAGATAATGCTCTACCCATTTCTTGTGAGTATGCACTTCTTACGTCCCAATGGTTTTTTGCCTCTTCAATATTTGAAACAAATACTGATGAGATTAGAAGGTCATTAATTGTAATAACCTTTTCTGCTGAGTTAACTGCGTCACCTAATATTTCAGCTCCAACTGCGTGATACGCCGCACCGATTCTCCCCAAAACTGGGAAAGATGCAGACTTGCCATTACTGATACTTCTTACCATATCAGCACCTTCTGTTTTTGAAGCTCTGTCAAATGAAGTAATTACTTCACCTGCAAATACTTTTAGAAACAGGGCATCATCACGAGTAGAACCACTATTAGCATTTCCGAATTTAACTGGACTTGCGTTTGACATGTGATTGTCTCCTTTTTTGATGTTAGTTTATAAAAGCCTCTTCAATTCAGTGATTTAGTCAAGATTGTCTACCGCAGTAGGTCAAGTTATTTTGCTAAATTGTATTGGCAGTTGCCACGCATAAGCGTTGCACAACTATATTAACAATCCCACTTACGTAAAGCTAATGCTTTTCTAGTAGGTTTGCCGTTCTTAGACATAGCTCCTTTTACACCACCCATACGAGCACAAAACGATTTACGTCTTCCACTTGTTTTACTTTTGGTAGGTGCTTTTAAGTTATGTCCTTTGCTCTTAAAGTGGGCTCTCCCTGCGGCGTTTAAACCACCTGAAGGACTTTGGTGTCTTTTAGCAACCATTATGCTTTCGCAGTTTTGGCGGCTCTCTTAAATTGTTTAGAAGTAGGTCTTCCTTTAGTACCTGCTGTTCTCATTTTTTCACCTGAACCTGCCTTAATTCTAGCACGTTTTTTGTGAATGTTTGCGTATAGTCCGTTCTTTGCCATATTATTTTTTCTTTTTACTACTCATTATTTTTGATTTTAAAGCGGCAGGTAATTTTTTCTGTCCACCTTTTAATGATTTACTTGGTCTTCCTTTTTTAGAACCGTAAGTTCCTTTTCCCATTGGCATATTTATTTCTCCTTTTTGGTTTTATCTACTAGGGGTACTTTTGATTTTTCAATAATGTCATCTATTTGTTTAAGACAACATTTTGCATGAGTTCGTTTATCAAATCTATCTTTTAATATATCCATAAACTTATCATGGTCAGCAACACCCACAGGGTTTTGTAAAAATGTATCTATTGTTGCAGTATGTTCAGCTTCATCAGCTTCATACCTTTTCTTTAACGCATGTAACCAACCAATCATATTACAACTCCGAGTTAGCTATTTTGTTTTTAACCATCTCTTGATAAGCAGGGTCTTTAGCATACCTAGAGTCAGACATAGCGGCTGTAACTTCAGCCCAAGATTGATAACCTTGTTCTGTCGTAGGCGTAGCTTTGCCTTGTGTTAAAGTAGGTTCTGAACCATTAACTGATTCATATTTAGCTTTAAGACTATCAACTGCTAACTTAACAGTTTCCATATCTTTACTGTTTACCGCAGTGTTGTATGCTTTTTTTTCACCATCAGTCATATTTTTTGAAGCCCATTCAGCCATTTCTGTGTAGGCTTCATCACCACCTACCATATTTTTAACTGTTGAAGTTTGTTGGTCGCCTATAGCTTTTTGTCCTTCAATAAATTGGTCAACATATTCTTTTGGAATACCTGACTTTTCTAATGCTTTATATGATTCTTCATTTAATTGACCATTTTCAGCATACTCATTAGCTAGATTATTCATGTCAAGTCCTGCATTTTCAACAACATTTTCAGCTATATCTAATTCACCTTTATTTGTTTCTTGAACAGGTGTTGCTTTTTTGACTGCTTCTTCTGTATTAGTACCTAGCTTCGCTTCTAATTCTGCATAAGACTTTGCTAAGTCTTCAACTGAATTAAATTTTTCTGGTAAACCTTCTGGTTTGCTAAGTGTACTATTTTCTTCTACTGGCTTTTCGCTAGTAGTTTCCGCACTTTTTATTTCTACTGTTTCTACCATTTTTTATTCCTCTATTGTGGTTGTGGTTTAGTTGCATTATTAGCAACTGGTGCTACAGCTTTCTCAGCCATTTGCATCATTTGTTCATTTTGCATTTGCTCTTCTTGAGCTTCCTGCTCTTGTGCCATTTGTTCTTGTGACTTTATTAAACCTTCAGTTTCAATTCCTAAACCAGTAGCAATACGCTTAATTAAATCGTCTGGGTTTAATGACTGCACAACGGCAGGATTTATTTGTGCTAAGTTTCCTATTTCTGCAACAAATTCTCTTAATTTTTGTAAATCGTTTCCTCTACCTAATGCTTCAATACCAGTAATAATTGTAGGTCTTACTGATTTTTCAGGTAAAGTTGGTATTTCATTTGCTTGTTCCATTCTTTTCATAAGAATAGTTACTAATGGTAATTGAAATTCTTGTGATAATAATGAATAAACACCACCCATAGCTGTTTCTAATTGTTCAGCCATGTATCTAATTTCTTGAGCAGTCACACGTTCAGCTTGTCTTTGAATAGCTGTGTGTAATAAGAAAGCAAATGATAATCTTTCTTCTAATTTTTGTATCATTCGTTCTACAACTTGTAAGTCAAATTGTTTATTTGCTTGTAATACTGTTACATCTTCAGCAGTACCAGTAATAATATCACCATTTCTACTTAATGATAAATCTTTTTTTCTAGTAACTGCATTTGGTTTGACAAGAAATATTACTTTACTTGAAGCCGCCGCAGACTCTACTAATGATTGTGACAAACCTTCTAATGATTTTAAATCTCCTAAAAATTCTTCTACATATCCTCTACCGTAATCTTCATTATCAACTCTAACCATTCTTAGAGCTTGGTAAGGCATACGTTCTTTATTAAATGTTCCTATAGATTCAGGTATTTTAACACCATTAACTTCTTGACAAACATAAAATTTCTTTTCGTCTAATTTGTATATGTGAGTATATAATTCTATTTCTTCATCTTTTTTATATTCAGGGTCAGCTATAACTTGTGCCGCTATATCTTTTCCTAAAGCTAATATACTTAATTTTTCTTGTATAATTATTTCACAAACATTACCTGAACTATCTCTTTGACAAACATATTGATGTAAAGGAAATACTCTCATGCTTCCTTTTTTTGGTAAATAAGTTAAGACATTACCTGAAACAATTAAATGTTTTAATGCTTCAAATACAGATACTCTTAAAGCAAGTTGTTCAATTTTATTTGATACTTCTTTTTCTATAATAGCTAAAGATTTTTCTACATCAGATTTTATTTCTTTGTTCTCATCTAACTCTTGTTTTGCTTTACCTGCTATTGATAATCTAAAGAAGGGGGAGTTTGGTGGAAGTAATAATAATAGAAGTTTAGAAGCTAAATTGTTTACACCCCTAGCTCCTACAGATTGGAAGGGGTTATACAAGTCAGAAGATGCTGTAAAACCATCTGGTTGTATTAGAGAAGGAATAGTAACTTCAGAACACTCTTCTGCTCTATCTAAAAAATGTTCTCTGTTTTGTGTTAATTTTGAATAACGCTGTTTTGCTGTATCTTTTGTAAAATTGTTATCCATGTATTCCATTTATTAAGCTATATTTAAAGTATTACTAGATGTCGCTGTATTAACTCCACTAGAAGTTTGTAATGCAGATGTACCTGACTTTTTCTTAGCTTTCTTTTTAAGTTTTCCATCTTGCTCGTCTGCTGTAACCAATGTTGGAGCTAAGTCATCACCGATAGGTGACATATTAACTGGTGGTGGAGCAGGTTTTACTTCAGGAACTTTAGGTTTTGATAAACACATATTAGTTTTCCGTCCTCTCTTTTAAAGTATTGATAAAATTTACAACGTCACGCTGACCTGCTTTAAAGTACATAGTTTTAGTATCATCTTTTAAATCAGGAGATTTTTCAGGATAAACTTCATTAAGTAGTTTAACTAAATCATCTACGTTATTTGGTAATGTTAAATCGTCCATTGTATTCGTCTAAAAAGGGAACTTTACTCCCAC